CAGTCCAGGCAGCAGGCGATCATGGACCTGTTCGGGCTGACCGAGGAACAGGCCCAGGCCGAGCTGGCGCAGATCCTCCAGGAGGACATGGGTGGCGCCGGGGCCGAACTCCAAGAGACCTACGGGCTTGAGTAATGCTAGTAAAGCCGACGCCCAACGAGATAGCGATCCTGGCGCATGAGATAGGGCGTGTCTTTGGGACCATGGAGGACTGGCTGGTCCGGGAGATCGTTGAGCGCCTGATAGAGGGCGCCCCGGACCTGCCGGCAGAAGTCAGCGAGTGGCGGATCGAGAAGTTATTAGCGTCTGCCCAGTTCAGCAGGGAGGCCAAGGCCAAGATGCGGGAGATCCTGGAACGGATCCCGCCCCAGGTCGAGAAACAACTGTACAGCGTCATCAAGGCCACGGTCGAGACGGGCGACAGGGCGGTCCTGGAGGCGGCCTTTGAGCAGGGCATGATAGCGTCCATCCCCTCCCCTGGGTCAGCGGTCCGGACCAGCTTCTGGATAGAGAAGCTCCAAGAACAAGCGCTGCACGCCCTGAACCTGGTGAACACGTCCATGCTGACGTCTGCGCAACAAGGCTACATCGACACCCTGAACCGCGCCGCCGGCCTGGTGGCAGAGGGTGAGAGTCCACGGGCCGCCGTCCAGTACGCGACCAAGCAACTGGCAAAGGACGGTCTGACGGGGTTCGTCGACCGGGCCGGTCGCCGGTGGGAGCCGCAGTCAGCGGTCGAGATGATCATCCGGACCACCTGGAACAACGCCGCCAACCAGGCCGCTTTCACGCAACTGGAGGCCATGGGCTGTGACGTGATCCTGGTGTCCGCCCACATGGGTGCGAGGCCCAAGTGCAGTCTGGTCCAGGGCAAGCTGTTCAGCCTGTCGGGATCGACCGAGGGCGTCAGGGACAAACACGGCGCCTACCATGCTGTCGGGGACTGGACCCGGACCTCATACGGTGAGCCTGACGGGATCCTGGGCATCAACTGCCGGCATCATATCGGGGCCTTCTTTGACGGGTTATCGGTCAACGATACCGAGGAGATCGACGAGGAGGAGAACAGAGAGCGCTACAAACGAGAGCAGGAACAGAGGAAACTGGAGCGGGAACTAAGAAAGATCAAACGTGAACGGGACGTGGCTAACGCCAGCGGTGACCGGGAGGAATACCTGAAACAGTTCAGGAAAGCGCGGGCCAAGAGCCAGCAACTAAGGGACCATATCGAAGAGCACGGCTTGAGGCGGTCCAAGGTCAGGGAACGGTATATTACGCTCCGATGACAGACAACTGAATACACGTTCATGAGGGCCGTTCCGGAGGGGGCGGCCTTTTACATGCCGGGGACTAGATGTCACGGGGCTTTATGCCTTTTATTCATTCGGGTTCTCCTTCACCCCGTGCGCGGTTCGAGTCCGCGCCCCGGCACCAGTCGTAACAGCCGACTCACGGCGTTAAAAGGAGGGCAAAACCATGAACGACGAACTGAAAGACACACAGGCACAGAGCGGCGGCGAGAATTCGGCCGCTGGTCAAGAGACAGCAGGGCAGACCAAACCTGACGGCCAGGGTACAGAGCCGGAAAAGACGTTCAACCAGGCAGAAGTGAACGCCATCGTGCAGAGCCGCCTGGCAGACGAGCGCAAAAAGATGCCCAGCAAGGATGACCTGGCCGCGTTTAGAGCGTGGCAGGCCGAACAGAAAAAGGACGAGCCGGAGAGCGACGAGGCCAGAGAGGCCCTGCGCAAGCTGGCAGAAACGGAGGCCAAGCTGGAGCGGCTCCAGAACCGTGACACGGTCATTAAGTCCGGGGTCCAGCCGTCGTATGCGGATTTTGTCGCTTACGAGACGGCCAAGCTCATCGACGACGAGACCGACTTTGAAGCGGCCCTCCAAACCTACCTGGACGCTAACGCCCAATTTAAGACCGAGGCCCAGCCGCCCCCTGTTACGGCGGCGAGCGGGATGAGGCATGGGCAGGCGCCGCCCAAGACAGACGGGGTGGAGGAGGCGTTCTACGCACTCAACCCGCAACTTAAGAAACCCTAATCCTGAAAGGAGAGCATTATGTCTCTTAACCAACCATCAAACCACGATAAGCGTGATCGCTTTGCGAACATGGTCCTGGAGAAACTGCGTTACACGCTAGTCACCAAGGACCATCTTATTTTCAACAACCGCTATGAGGGCGACCCCAAGGCGGGCAACGTCAAGGTCCCTGTGCGTGACACCGAAGTGGCCGTCCGCACCTACGACCCCGACACCGGCCTCCAGGTCGCTGGCAGTGCCACGTCCTACATAGACCTGCCCATCAACAAGGACAGAGCGGTTAACGAGATCATCGACGGCTTTGACGCCGCCACTGTCCCCGACGGGATCGTCGCCGAAAGGCTGGACTCCGCTGGCTACGCTATTGCACTGGAACTTGACAGCGAGGGGCTGGGGCTCCTGGTCAATAACGGGACCCAGGCCACCGACAAGTCCGCCAGCACCAAGGCTGACATCATGACCAAGATCGTCGCCGCCAGGACCGCCCTGGGTGCCGCTAAAGTTCCGGCTGAAGGCCGTTACTTGATCGTGTCGCCCAAGATCATGGGTCTCTTGCTCCTGTCCGAGGAGTTCATCAAGGCCGGTGACCTGTCGCAGGAGTTGGTCGCTCAAGGCGTCGTTGGCCGTATCGCTGGCTTCAACGTGTTCGAGTCCAACAACATCCCGAACACCTCCACGGGCAACCTGGAAGTCGAGTTCATCGCCGGTCACCCCAACTGGTCACACCGTGTCTACGAGTGGAAGGTCACCCCTTATGTCCAGTCCTTGGACGGTGATGCCAACTACATCGGTGCGTCCGCCATCAAGGGCCGCCTGGTCTATGGCCAGAAGCTGTCCCGAGCGACAACCGTCATGGTCAAGGTCAAGGACCCCGCCTACACCCCGCCCGTTGATCGCTCCTATGTTGTGAGCGTTGACGGCGTGGATGGCAGTAGCTCGTCCAGCCTCCTGACCATCACCTTTGCCGAGGACGTGGCTAGCCCCGACCTCAAGATGACTGACATCAAGATCATCGGTAAGGGCGAAAACGACGACGTGGCCAACATCGGTGCCGCGGCGACCCTGACCAAGTCCAGCGCCAAAGTTTATACCATCGCGCTGACGCCGGCCGTCAAGTCCACCGAGATTTACGTCGACCTGATCGACAACCTCAACTACAACTTCGTGCCTCATACCCGTGAGGTCAAGGTCATCTACAAGGCGTAGGGGGTAGTTCATGTTCGAGTTCAGGCACAGGAACACAGGCGAGGTCATGCGGCTCAAGAAGGGGGACCCCCTCTTGCATGTCCTGATCGGGTCCGACTCATGGGAGGACCTGACGCCGAAACCGGAACCGGTCAAGGCCGTCGAGCCTGAACCGGCACCGAAACCGGCCCCGAAAAAGAAGGCCCCAGCCAAGAAACCGGCGCCCAAGAAGGGAGCCAAGTAATGCGTAAGTTCATGCACGTCCGGTCCAAGGAGGTCATCAGCGTCCGGGAGGGACACCCCACCCTGCGACGGCTGATCGGGTCCCTTGACTGGATCGAGATAGTCCCCGCCCTGCCCCCGGCCCCGGTCATCGAGCCAGAGCCGGAGGTGGAGGCCGAACCGAAACCGAAACGGGCCAGGAAGAAGCCCGAACCGGAACCCGAGGAATGAAGGGAGCACGCCCATGATAACTAGCTACATCACAGCGGTGGAGGCCGCCGGATATATCAAGACCTTCAGGGGTCTTGACGCATACACGGCGTTTAACACCCTGGCCGCAGACGACAAAACGGCTGCGCTCATGGGCGCCCAGCTCATCATCGACCGGCAATGGTACAAGGGCCGAAAGTCCGACCCCGACCAGGCCGAGGCTTGGCCAAGGGTCATCCAGGGCCAGGACGTCGGCGTCCCGGAAGTGGTCAAGCTGGCGCAGGCGCTCCAAGCCCTGACGCAGGCCACGGGCCAGTCCGAGGCAGAGGCCATGGCGGAGTCCTTGAAGGCGGCGGGTATCACCCGCTATCACCTGGACGACTTCGACGTGTCGTTTGACGGGTCGGAGGACGCAGAGGTTAAGAGACGCAACGGGCTGGCGCCTGACGCTTACCAGCTGCTTTTGCCGTATCTGGACCGGGGAGGTGTTGCCTATGTCATCTGACTTGGTAGCCATCGCCCTGAACCAGACGGTGCTATGGGAGAAAAACACGGGGCTTGACGGGTACGGTCAGCCGAGCTTTGCGACGGGGGTGGATATCCCCTGCCGTGTCTCGGTCCGCACCCGGCTGGTCCTTAACCCCCAGGGCGACGAGACGGTGAGCAACGCCCAGGTGACGACGCTGGCGGCGGTCGAGATCGGCGACCGGCTGACGGTGGACGGGCGCACATGGCCCGTGATCGACGTCAGGAAGCCTGCGACCTTCACGGGGCAGGTCCAGCGCCGGAAAGCGTACATCTGACATGGCCCGCTGGGTTATCAAGACCGAGGAGGACTACAAGAAGGCCAGGGCTGACATCACCCGGAAACTCCAGGGGATAGTCAAGGCCATCAAGGTAGCCACCACGGGCGAGATCATGGACATGCTTGCGGAGACGCTTGAGAAGGCTGTCTCAATGGCCCCGGTCGAGGAAGGCTCCCTGCGGGAAGCCGGCCATTGTGACGTCAACGGCGTAACGTTTGCCAGGGGCACCATCGACGGCGGTATCACCCGAAACGATGCGGCACTCCCCGACACCGACGCCAAGGAGCAGGTCTTTGAGATTGGCTTCTGGGTACCAGGTGGTGGGTCTGGCCGTGAGGGCGACATTAACGCCTACGCCTGGGTGCAGCACGAGCACGTCGAGTTCTTTCACCCGGACCCTGTCACCTTGCCTGGAGGCAGGACCGTCAAGGGCGGCCAGGCCAAGTTCCTGGAGAACGCCATCAATGCGGACCTCATGTCCTGGGCGGAGCGGGTGAAAAAGGCCATGAACGATGCGGCAAAGGAGGTATGACGTGACAGATGAACTGATCCCCGATGGAGCACCAAGCGAGACCCCCACAGGACCGGCAGAAAAGCCGGTTTTGAACTTTATGGAGGA